AAAACGAGGCAAGGACTTGCTGGAGCAACGCACCGTAACCGTTGGGGGTTCTAATATCTTACTAGCCAAGCACCAAGCCACGGATATTAGCCAAACTTTTAATAAGATTTCCTCGCTAATTGATCGCGTTACGTATCAACCCTTGCCTGGTGGAGAATCCTTCACACAGCCCTTTTTGATCGACACGGCTGATGGTGACTATACACTAGAGGGTGCGGCTTACACTAATGCGGACACCACCTTTGGTAATGTGTCCATCAATAAGACGAAAATTACCGCATATAGCGAGTCCACCGAAGAAATCGTAAAACTACCTGCTGCACCGTATGAGGCTGAGGTCATGGGAGGAATCACGAAGTCCATTCGCCGTAAAATTACACGAGAAATTTTAATCGGTACTGGTGCAACCAATCACCTTGCTGGTATTTTCTCCAAAGCCGCCACGACGATTGATGCAGGGACAGATTTAGGGGTATCCGGTATTTCAAATACCACGTTAAATGATATCATTTTTAATTTTGGTGGCGATGAAGATGTGGAAGATCAAGCCGTGCTAATCCTGAATAAATTTGATGTGAAAGCCTTTTCTCAGCTCAGAACAGCAGACGGGAAACCATTTCATACCATCCTTACTCATGGTAATACGGGTACCATTGATGGCATTCCTTACATTATCAACAGTGCTTGCAAAGCCATTAGCAATAGCGCAACCGCCGCCAATGAATATGCAATGGCTTATGGACCATTGTCCAATTATAAATTAGTGGTATTTAGTGATTTAGATGTTCAACGTTCCACTGATTTCAAATTTTCTACAGGTCAAATTGCTCACCGTGGTTCTATCTTTGCTGGCGGCAATGTGATTGCACAAAATGGATTCCTCCGCATCAAGAAGGTTGCTGCGGTATAAAGCAATCAGGTAGGAGGGCGGTAGGAACTGCCTTCCTATTATTTTAGGATGGTGAATATGGAATTAGACGAACTCAAAGGATTTTTAAAAGTGGATGGCAAGGAGTTAGACGGAATCTTAGCTACCTATCAATTGGCGGCGGAGGGGTATTTGAAAAATGCGGGTGTTGAAAAAACATATACCAATGCTTTGTATAAAGTTGTAGTCACAATGATTGTTGGTACCTTTCTAGAAAATCCTAATTTGGTTGTTACTGGGAGTGGCAATCTAAGCGGTCTTAACATCACCCTACATTCTCTGATTGCTCAATTGCGACTCAGTTAACGGAAAAAGGGAGTTGATTACATGGTCATCGGTAGTGAAGTGAACAACGTAACTGTAAACGGTTCAGCAGCAACCAATATTCAGTATTCATCGCCACAACAATCAGCTGATATTATCAATTTTGGTCCAGGGACAATCTTTGTTAGTTGGCGCAGGACGGCAATTGTAGGGGATGTGAATTGCCTAGTATTACCGGTAGGTACTAGTTATGAAATACGCTCATCAAGTGCTTGGAATGTCCTTAGTTTAATTAGTGATGTAGAAACATCAGCACAGGTGGTGATGCGGTAATGCAATCCTGTTGATGCTTATGTCTCGCCTAGTTTGCCGTTATCACGGAATGGAGCCTTAACAAAAATTGATTTTTATGTCACAGGAACTCCTGCTAGTGCTACCACCATCACCGTGAAAAAAGGTACGATTACCCTTGCTCCTACAGTGGTGTTAAGTGCAGTAGGCAAAACCACACTTACCTTCAGTGAAGCAGTCATAGGTAATGAAGATGACGTATTTACTTATACGGTAAGTGGAGCTGGTCTAGTGCCGAGTATTGTTACTTGCAATCAAAAGTGGATGAATCGATAATGGGCTATTTAAATGATGTTTCCATTCTTTTATCCTATGGCAATGAAATCCGGCAAATGTCGAATGGGGTAGTAGCAACTACTGGAGTAACCGTCGATAATCCGAGCCTGGTTTGTGTAGACAAAAATAATGGGAAGTGGGTCATGGGTGGTTACCCTTATAACTTATTTAAAATAGTGAATGGGGTAGTAGAACAAAAGATCCAAATGCCGTTCACCGATTATCCACCTTCTGGTATGTGTGTTGATAAGAGTAATACAATTTGGCTGACCTATAATGGTATGTGTGCAGTTATCCCCGTTGTAAATGGTGTAGCTGGCAAGAGCGTATCCCTACAATCAGCAAGTCCATATACAAACCCAGTTGCTCTTTGTGGTGATAAAGATGGTGCATTGTGGGTTGTTGATCCGGGCATGAGTGGTATGGATAATGGACGCAAGGCGATAAAAGTAGTGAATGGCTTGGTTGCAGGTACTTTTGATGTGGGAGTAGCACCTAGTGCAATTTGTTGTGATCGAAAGAACATCATATATGTAGCAAATGGTGAAGCGGCTACAATCTCAGTCATAACAAATAGTAAAACCGTTACCACCATCTCAGTTGCTGCTTGTCCAATAGGGATGTGTATCGATAAAAATGATGCTTTATGGGTATTGCATTCAGCTCCACAGACTGGTGCTGGTCAATTAACCAAAATAGTCAATGGCGCAGTAGCCCAGGTAGTCACTAATGGAATTAATCCTAATCCTGGTGGGATTTGCTGTGATAATGAGAATGCGCTCTGGCTAGGTACTCGTCAAGGGACTACCATTTCCAAAATAATAAATGGTGTGGTAGCTAAAACGCTAGATATTGGGAGTCCGTATTCGATCAGTGGTGATGCAACGGGTATGCAAGCGGCAATATTATTTGAGGGTAGCCCAAATCCGCCACAACCTGTACCCAGCCTTTCAATGAATCAAGCAATGTCAGGGGGAATGTAATGAGCCGATTGGCTTATTTTTTATGCAGGAAAGGAGATGATGACTGTGTTCATCGGGCGTATGGATAAACGAATTGAACTACAACACTACATAAAAGTCGCTGGTACATCAGCATGGATAACCCAAGTAAACCTATGGGCTGAGTTTAGAAAGCCAGAACTTAAAACCGTAGAGCTTGCAGGAAATCTTGCTAGTGAACTGGTGCGAGAAATTGGTATCCGGTACAATCCCAAGGTTCGTAAAGGATGGCGAGTACTATGGGGCACAAGAACCTTTGAAGTCCTGCACACTTATGATTATGGTAAGTCTACCACGATATTAATTTGCCGTGAGGTGGTGATGTGAGTGGTTCGGCATGGGAGTTTATCAGGGAAAGAAGTTAGCACTTTATTACTAGAGCTGGGGGAGGATGTCTCAATAAAAGCTAAACAGACATTATTGGCTGGAGGACAAACCATCTTAGGCGATGCAAAAACAAGAATTCATAAAATTAGTGGCGCACTTGCGGCTAGTGGTAAGTTAGAGGTTAATCAATCAGGCACTCGAGTTAAAATTGTATTTGATGCGGTCAGTCCTGCTACAGATCATTTGGCTGGCGGCTATGGATACGCTAGAATTGTAGAATTTCGTCCTGGCCATGAGCATCCCTATTTGTATACGGCTTATGATGCACATCGAAATCAAATCAAGCAAAATGTGATCAATGCCATTCGAAAGGCGGTGCGAGCCCATGCTGTGCCTGGATCATGAAGTAGAGGAAGCCTTAAAAGGCGATGCAGTACTGGTTAGCTTGCTTGGGGGAAAACGTATTTATGAGTTTAATGAACCTGGTGATAAAGATGTGCCTTATCCTGAAGTAGTATACGAGGAAATCGGCAACGTGCCAGACTTTTCGGCTGACAACCAAGAAAAAATGTCGAGAATTACATATAGCTTATCAGTAACCAGTGAAAGGAATCTTGTAGAGATCATCAATACCGTTGAGCGTGTAATGATCTCTATTAATTTTGTCCGTCATTCACTAGGGCGAAATATGCGAGGGTTACCGATGGGGATGAAAGGGAAGGAAATCTATTTTGTAACAGAAAGGGAGTGCGATTATGACTGTTAAAATAGGAGTTAGTGGTTTTGTATATGCAAAGCTCTTAACAGATACTACTACGGCAACAACATATGGCCCAATTGTGCCAGTACCAGGTTTAGTATCAGTGGATAATAAAACAGCATCAACCACGAATACATTCTATGCAGATAATGGACCCTATGCCGTGTCAACAGCACTTGGTGAGATAACCGTTGAAGTGGAAATGGCCGATCCAACCAATACGGTTATTGCTGATTTATTAGGTCATAAAATCACGGCAGGTATTATGGATTTTGGGGGTAACGATACACCAGCAGTTGTTGCAATCGGTTTCGCTGGATTACTGCAGAGTGGAAAAAGAAAATTGATATGGCTCACTAAAGGCTCATTCCAGGAACCCGATGATAATTACAAAACAAAGGCTGACAAGACTGATCCACAGGGTATTAAATTAATAGGCAAATTTATGCTCAGGACTAGTGATGGAAAATGGAAAAGAGTTTGTGATGAAGAAGACCCCGCGACATTGCCTGCGACAATTGAGAACTGGTTTAAAAGTTCGACAATTGCAGTTGGATCATAACTATAGGTGCCTAGGTAGGTGCCTATTTTTTAATAAATTGGAGGTTTTGATATGGAAATCAATATTGATGGAAAAAAATATAAACCAGGTAAAGCAAAAGCCAGAATGTGGCGAGAACTGATGCTGTTCGAGGAGGAAAAAGCAGAGATTCCTCTCGTGAATTTTATTGATGCACATGCTGAAATGATTGCAAAAACTTTTGCCAATCCTGATCTCACCGCTGATATACTTGTGAATCAAATGGATTTAGAGGAAGTTTTACCACTCTATGTTGCTGTTTTTAAATGGTTCTGCGCTCAGCTTAATGCTAAGATTGCAAAACTCCCAAACGAAGATCCGGCAGCCCAGTAACAGCGGAGCTGTCGGCCTATGAAACTGTGATCGATTTTTATGCCAGCTTACATTCTTTATATCATTGGACACAACAGCAAATTGATGAGAGTGACCTATTCTATCTTATTGATTTGCTGATTGTACAAAGTAAAAACCGTAACCCTGAACCGTGTAGCTATATTGACGACCATTTTTAACGAGGAGGTAAAATATGTCCAAGGGAACAACAATAGAAAAATTATATCTATCCTTGGGAATGGATCTTTCCCAGCTTGATGCTGACCTGATCACCGCTAGTAGCACCGTAACCCAAGCAATGGCTAGTTTAAAAACAAAGGCTCAGCAGACCAAGTTGAAAATGGAAATCGATATGAGTCAGTTTAAAGGAGCGGAAAATTCTACTGAGGCACTAGCTACTAAGACCAAATATCTAACCGATCAAATCAATATACAAAAGCAAACAGTATCACTAATGAATGCCGCTTATGCTGAAAGCGTAGCAACAAAAGGTAAAGATGATGTAGCCAGCCAACGATTGTTAACTCGCTTACTGAGAGAACAAAAGGCTGAAGCTGATTTAGCCGCCCAGATCAGGCAAACTAACGCGGCTCGTACCGGGGGAACTGCAGGAGCGTCGCCATTTATCAATCCTACGGCAACTCATGCTGCCAGTGCGGCAGTGGATGCCTTGGCTGAATCCCTGGGCAGAGTGCGGGAGGCAGGGCAATCTGCAGGCAATAGCATGATGGCAGTTCATACGAAAATCATTGCATTGACAGCCATTGCCGCCAGTGGTGCAGGATTATTTGGCTTAGTCAAAGGCGCAGTCGATGCTGGAGATGCGGCATATAAATTAGCCAGCCGATTGAACCTAACTGCGGCAGAGTCAGGACAATTAGGGCGCATGCTAAAAATTACGGACACGGATAGCCAGGCCTTTATCTCAACGATGATTCGCCTAGATCGGTCGGTGGCAAATGCAGGTGAGAGCGGTAATGCTATTACAGATGCCATGGAGTTGTTTGGATTTTCATTAAAGGATGCAAATGGTAGTTTGTTGCCCATGAATCAACAACTAGAACAGTTGGCATTAGGATATAAAAATGCAATGCAGGCAGGCGAGGAAGAAGCGTTTACTGCTGAGGTGTTAGGATCAAAAGGTGCGGCATTAGTGGCAGTACTTAGGGATTATACAGTGAATGCCGAAGCGGCAAGTCGGGTTAAAACCATCGGACTCAATCCACAAGAGATGCATGATATGGCTGTGGAAATGAAAGTGCTGGATATGGAAACTGGGCAATTGAAGAATGCCTTAGGCGCTGCACTGGTTCCCATTGCAAAAGAAATCATTCCCGATATTATTAACGGTTTTAGCTCGGTAGTTACCACTATTAAAGAAAATAAGGATAGTATTGTTAGTGCTACCGATGCCACTGTTGATTTGCTAGGTGAAGTGAAAAAAATCAGTTCTGAGGTACTCGATGTTACGACTCCTGCTTTAAAACACCTATTTAATTTAGATGGCATCAATTCTATGTCAGATGCACTCAAAGAATTGCAGGTCGAACTACGGGTACTAAGCAATCATCCCATACTTGGTAGCATGGAAGTAATTGGTGGTGCATTAGGTTTTGGTTCATTTCCTAAAATGAAAGCCGATATGGATGCTTTCAAAGGAGAAGCCCAATCTCAAATTGATGTTGAAAATTCTATTGCAGAGGCTCAAAAGGCGACAAAAGATAGGATGCTAGCGGATCATAAAAGAGTTGCTGATGAAACTAAAAAAATAGCAGAAGAACAAGCCAGTGCCCTGCTAGAAGCTAAGAAAAAAGAAATGGAATCAGCAAAAGCCAATGCCAAAGCGCGGATTGAACTGACCGATGAGGTTTACAAATCCACCCATACCCAATTTGAAAATGAACTACATGATGTTGATACCAGGACAACGGCTTTAATTGCTAGTGGCGTGTCTGAAAGCATCGCACTGGAAATTTCTGAAGCCAGAAAGAAAATTATCATTGATAAAAGCAATCAGGAAATACAGAGATCAGTTGATGCCATGGATACCGAACTATATAAGCTAACACATGCAGCACTAGAAAGTAGATTGAGGGATATTGATCTTGAACGTCAAGCCTGGATCAAAAAGACGGGCGATGAAGTGAAGGCGACTCAGCTTGCCGAGCAAGAAAAGTCGAAGGCCATTAAAGATGCGGTGTATGCACAGCAGGGTGAAGAAATCCGAGCGGTAGCGGCGGCGATCAAAGCGGGTACCAGCATAGCCGATGCTTATAAAGAGGCTCATGCGAAAGTAATTGCCGAGCAAAAAGCCGATGCTGAGGCTTATTCATACGTCAAACAGCAAATGGGAGTCTATGAGCCTGGCGATACGAAAAAAACAATTGTAATCAAGAATAATAGTGCCTACCAACTCGCCGAAGTGATCAAAGAACTCTCCGTCAATATGGCAAAATTTGAGCCCTATCAATCTAGGGCAAATCATAACAATGGCGATAGCATTACGAATACCATAACTGTAAATGTACCCGTGACTGCAACGGTTAATGGTGACACGGATATCAATACCTTGGCTGATAAAGTGGCGGATCGAATTCAACCTCCACTTTTAAAAGCATTGAACGGTGGTGATGACAATGGCTATTAATGTGGGCAGTGCAGTGTCCTTTAAAAATCCTGAATCATGGGAAAACACTCCTGATGATCGCCAGACACAAATTAAAACTGTTGGCGGCATCTATGTGGAAGATAACGGGATTATTCCTGATGGGGAAGTGGTGGGATGCCAGGCTGTTTTTGATGCTGCAAATTGGGCACTAATTAAAGGCTATTGGTATTCGAGGACAATGGTTGCGGTAATGGATCATGCAGGTAATTCACTAGGTGCAAAACGTGTGGTTGTAAAAAAATACAAATACGTCGACAAGCATCCAAAGTATTATGATGTGACGCTAGAATTTTGGGGTACGTGATGAATCACATCAAATCAGTAGCCATGACCATTGCAGGCAAAACATTAAGCGATAAATTCACCTTGCAGACCTATGATGACGCTGAGATTGACCAGATTGTTACCGTTGTCATAAAGGACTTTCATTACACCTTTAAGGCATCTGAAATAGCCAATAATAATAAACTGCAGTCAATTACTGGAATCTATGATATTGATGATATTTTGAACAAAGGAGTACATCAGCTTTTTAATCCTCCGATTAATGCGACCGATGTTACAGCGAGTAAGACAATGGAAGCTTTGGCAAAAGTATTAGGTAAGACCTTGAATATGAATATCACAGATTTTTCCCCGGCTGCTTTTCCAACTACGCCAACGGGGAAAGAACTCATCTCGGCATTGTTTGGTTGGACGGATAAAATACCGCAACGGCAAATTAATGTATTTATCAGGGGTAATGAGATCAACGTGTTAGAGCGGGGCAAAGAGTCAGGAACTGTTGAGGTCATAAACTATACCAATGTAACGATCAATAAGAAGAAAATACGTACCTTGCAAGATCCTTTCGATGTAGCTGGTATCGAAATTAAAGGGGCATTAGTAGGAAAAACTCCTCAACAAGATCCACCTACTGGGGCTAACTATTTATCAGGAATATTTACGAACGGTGATTCATCAATTACCTATGCCAATGGGCTTGTAATCAAAGAGAGCCATACGGTGAAAGGGGTGGAAGAGGTCACTACTTATAGCTATAGCAGTAGTATTCCACCTGCTTATTTGATTATAAAAAATACCATAACAGCGGATGCTCGTGTAACGGTTACTTACTCCTATGACAATGAGAAATTGATAAAAGAAATTGAAGAGGAGTATAAAAACGATAAATTAGAGCGAAAACGCATCACTCGGCATTATCCACTTGGTCAAGGGATGTGGGGTACAAGTATTGAAGAAGATGATATCACCACATATGGTGGCATTAGCCAAGGTGCGCCAGGTGGCAAAGCTAGTGCCTACAACATTGCTAAAGAGTCGATAAATCCTAACGCTCTCAAGAATAATAGAGAACCACCCATCTATATGGTACCTGGGCATCCCTATGTAAAATACCTTGGTGCTTGGCCTGTTACCGATCTTGCATCCATGATGCGGATTGCCAATGAGGTGATTTGGCTAGATAAGAAGACCGAGTATAGGGTTATGTTAGATGCCTATGCCGATACCATCTTTGATCTGTTTAACCGGATTGTATGGCTAGGAAATGAATATTTCTTAGAATCAAATACGGTTACTGTTGATCCTGATAAAACTGTGCAACGATTGGAGCTGATTAGATGGGCATAGCAAGTTTATGTAACGCAGTTGCAAATGCCGTTAAACGGGAATCCGATCAAGATCATATCTATCATGGAAAAGTATCGGGAAATATGGTGCAGGTAGCTGGCCGGTCATATCCTTACACGGTTGCTGTGGACATACCTGTTGACGATGGGGATTGGGTGTATTTGATGATCACCGATTACCAAGCGGTGGTGGTAGGTAAATGAAACGAGAGCAGGTTATTAGCATTGATGGACAAAGTATTTACACCAATGGTGGTCGTCGCATTGAGATTGGCAATGGGGAGCATAAGGTTGGTGAGTGGGTCTGGGTTGATAGTGGATGTGTTTTTGGGCATCAAGTCCCTGCTGCTCAGTTACCTTATGTGCCAAATATTGAGGGTGTATATATTGAGATGTATAGTAGCAAAGATCATAGCTATCATTTTAGGTTGATAACCATCAAGGCCAATGGCAGAAAAATAGTAAAAGATGACTGGTGTGCTGTACCAATTACGCCGACCAAGGTTTATGGGAGAATCGTCTATGAATTTAGCAATGGCCATTTTGTTTATAATTCCAAAGGATTTGTTTTTTTTGAGCATGTAGATACTGGAATGAATGTGCATCTATATAAAGATGGAGTATGGAGTAAGGGAATGTTTGATGCTTGTAATCTCATTAAGGCTGAGTTTATTGATGGTGATTTATATTGGGCAGGTGCAAACATAAACAACTACTTGATTACTTCCTACAAAGATTTAACGGAGATCAAATCACTAGATTTTACAAAGACATTCATGGCTTTATTCGCTGATTTTAAGTCCTATGCCCAAGGAATGATTGATGATTTCATATTGCAGCACGGAACCCAGAAGTACATCCTTACGGATAAAGACATCACAAAAACCTGGTTGCCGTATTATGAAGGTGATGATATTCGCTCACAGTTTTCGATTTTTATATCACCAATGCTATATGAAAACGCGAATACCTATCATTCTTACGATTTGGGGGTTGATCGATATTATCTGGGAAAAGATATTTATGAAAAAGCTAGGCATTTGGCATGTGATAATATCGTGTATGTGAATGATGAGCATATTGGTACCGATATCAGTATTACGTATGGGGTAGATCATAAGTACAAGATCTTATCTACAACCGAGGAAACGTATTATACTTTGGTGGATATGGAGAATAACAGTACCTATGATTGGACGCCGTTCAAGACTTTACTAAAGGGGTTATTTAGTCAGTTGTTTGGTACGATTATAGTGATAGCAGAGGTCAATGCCGATACTTTATACATCTATATAGAGGGTGCAAACTTTATATTCTCAAAGTCACAAAAGACGTTAACGGCAATCAATAAGAGTGGTTTTTATATAGGTAATCAGCAACTTAGCAAAATACCAAAGGCGGTAGCAAATAAAATAATTCAGTCCATCAAGGACGAACTTGGATCATGATAAGGGAGATAAAACAATTTCAATATAAAATCATATAATCAATAAATAGAATTATTTTACAATTAAATATATATTTGTTAAAATTAAGATAAATAGAGGGGAGTAACGATATGAAAAAAACAACAATTTATAGGACTATTGCTAAGTTAAAAAGTATTAACATGTTTTATTTTGATACAAAAACTGAAGGACAAACTATTATTTGTCTTCATGGAAGAGGGGGAAGGGCAGAAACCTGGTCTGATTTTATTCAGCAGTATGGAAAAGAATACAGAATTATTGCGCCAGACCAAAGAGGGCACGGATTGAGTGATAAACCTATAGCTGAATATACGACTGAAGAAATGGCTGAGGACATTATTGAACTATTAAATTTGTTAAAGATAGAGTCCGTCATTTTAGTAGGTCATTCCATGGGCGGGGCAGTGGTTGGCTATTTAGCAGCAGTATATCCTAAGTACGTAAAAGCAGTAGCTATACTTGACAAATCTGCAGCAGGGCCTGTCAGGGCAAACAAGTTACCTTTAGATAAAAGTCAACTTAGTGATCCTTTGACAAAAGAGTGGCCACTACCATTTGCCACACTAAACGAAGCAATGAATTTTATTAAACAAGTTTCGATTTCAAATTTGGAATATCAATATTTTATGAATAGTTTAGTGGAAACGGTAGAGGGGTATAAGATGATGTTCAGTTCTGAGGCTATGGCTATTGGCACTGCACATTATGAAGATTGGTTCCATCTATTACCGAGCATAAAGTGCCCGGTATTATTAATTAGAGCAAAAGGTAATGAAGCAATATCAGATGAAGATTTTATTAAAATGCAATCTTTACTGCCCAATTGCATTGCTCATGAAATGTCGCATTCCGACCACAATGTTCATTTAGGAAATAAAGAAGAATTTTATAAGAATTTCGCTGGATTTTTGAAGAAAATATAAAGATTTTTCTTTTTTTAGGTCATAACAGCCACAAAATAGTAGTTCCGTTTTTAATTTATAACTTGTAAAAACGGTAGATACTGTATTGTGACTGTTTTTTATACGAAACATTACCATGCTTTATTTAGGCAATCAGCAACTTATCAAGATACCAAAGGCGATAGCAAATAAATTTATTCAGTCCATCAAGGATGAACTGGGATCATAATTAAGATGGGGGTGACAGAGTGGATTTTAATAAAATATGGGATACTCTTACACAGTGCTGGCAAATCAAAATGATTGCCAGTTTTTTTGTTACTATTTTTACATTTCTAGTTGGGCAAATTGAGGCACCATTTATTGCGCTATGGGTGCTTGTTATTGTGGATACGATCACCAAATGGGCATCCGTATCAAAAAATACGCTGGATCAGCAGGGGGGTGATGGTGGTCTTTGGTACGGATTTTACCTTGCATGGCACACTGGTGCGCTTAATAGCAGAGAGATGCGTCATAAATTTGTGCCTAAAGTATTTGCCTATTTCATGGTGATTATTGCAGGACATATGGTCGCGATCATTTTACCTTCCATTATAATAGCAGGCGGAGACGTGGCAAAAATGCCAGGTAGTTTGGTGTACTCATTTCTTGCCGTTACGGAGCTGATGAGCATTATTGAAAATTTAATTGCCATGGGTATGGATGTACTTAAGCCCTTAGCTGTATGGGCTGGCAAAAAAAGAGATGAAATTACAGGAGGAAATCAAAATGAAGATAGCAATTAACGGTGGACATTTCCCAGGAAAAGATCCAGGTGCAGTGGGAGCAAGTGGCCTGCAGGAGGCTCGTGTGGTAAAAGATATCGGGAACTGGGTCTGTGGCTATCTAAAAACTGTAGGGTATGAAACCTTATTCATTCAAGAAAATGAGTTGCAGGATATTTGCAATCAGTCCAATCAGTTTGGTGCGGATTTATTTGTTAGTATCCATTGTAACTCAGCTGGAAACAAAGAGGCGAAAGGGACGGAAGCATTTTGCTTTACTGAGCTTTCAGAATCAAGTAAAATGGCCAGATGCATTCAATCACAGATTGTAAGTAGCATCGGCATGGTGGATCGTGGTGTGAAAACAGATCGATTTTATGTGCTACGGAATACGGATTGCCCAGCGGTGCTAGTGGAATGTGCTTTTATTAGCAACGATGAAGATGAGGAATTGCTGGCAAATGCAAAAGGTAAGGATGATTTTGCCCGCGCCATTGCAAGAGGGATAACCGATTATGTGGCTAAATAATATAACAGCGAGGGGTAAGGTTATCCTCTCGCTTA